GGCGATGTCAACGAGATCGATCTCTCCAATGTCATTCCCGCAGTATCAACATCAATTGGTGGATATGTCGGAGTTTTCACATGGGGACCAGTAAACAAACCAACTCTGATCTCTTCAGAGAACGAGCTGGTTGATGTTTTTGGTCCACCCACAGTCAGCAACGAACTATCATATCTGGAGGCGGCGTCATTCCTGAAGTATGGAAATGCTTTGCAGGTGGTGCGGTCTACACGGGCATCAACCCCTGAAAACCTCGCTCTTGGCGCACGTAATGCGGCAGGACTGCGGTCTCGGCAGGATTCGACTGCCACCGATCAGTTTGACTCTGATGGTGATGGATTTTTGGACCAAAGCCGAAGCGACTACATTTTCAATTTCTCTGCCGATGACACTCAGGTGGGTGCATATATCGAGAACGATGACGCTTTTGATGCGCTCTCCCTCCCAACTTCGGTGGTGAGACCCTCTTCGGGTGGTGATGGCACCCCGGTTTCGACCGCACAAGGCTTCGATTTTGCAGCGAAATTCCCCGGCACATTGGGGAACAGCCTCGGTGTAACATATGAGGTCGCGGGAAACCCGCAAGTGACATCGGCTCCATTGAATGGACTGTTTTCCGCCCCCGGAACAACCTCTTGGGCCGAAAGCGGTATAGGCGCAAATGTGAACGATGAGATTCATGTCTGCATCTTTGACCAAGATGGCGATATCACCGGAACTCCGGGCCAGATTCTGGAGACCTACAAGGGTCTTTCGTTGCTCAGTGATTCAAAGACTGATAGCGGCGGAACCAATTACTTCCTGAACGTCATCAACCGGGATTCTAATTGGCTTTACATCAGCAATGCCGAATATTTTGTCAATGTTTTTGATCGTGAGATTGCTTCTGATGGGACATACAACTACTTCCAGCCGGGGATGGCTTCCAATGCATCGGATGTCACCAATCAGAGTTTTCTGCCCGACACCCAGCTAGAGGTTCGCTCTCTCACCATGGCTTCGGGTCCAGCGAAAAAGTATCCCTCAGATCCGAATGATTCCAGCGCACAGGGGATCAGTCAGGATCTTGATTGGGGAGTTTCGACTGACTTCACCAGCACGGCATGGTGGAACAACGATGATGGGGGGGATATTCATGCAGCAAAGACCTACCACGATAATGCGTCACTTATGATACGTTCATCGGATGGGGTGTGGCGCCAATACATCGACTCTGCCCTGAACAACGGTCTGATTGCTAATGAGGCGATTGAAATTGCAGACTTTCCTGACACCTCGACCTCGTTGAATTCCGATGCCTACTTGGTGACCTACGTGAACGTCAATATCCCAAAAGGTTTCGGCGAGCTTGCGGGCACCAATTTGACGAGAATGTCATGGTCTGCTATCCAGCCGTTTTTGGTTATTGAGGATGAAGACTCTGCTGGTGGAGGTGCGCTCGCAGGAGAAGACTCTCAAAACTGGATTGGTCAAAAAACACTCGACTATGATGATCTGGACTGGGGTTACTCGGATTACCGCATTTTCCCATCACTGCCCGGAAACCACTCTCTGAGCACTTGGTTTAACGCCGATCTTGGCGCCCTCGCACAGATTCATAAGAACAGCAAGGATGGTGTATATGCCTTGGTCGATGGTTCAGTGTCGCATGATGGGGGTATCCTGAAAAACATTCAGGAGAATAATTACTCGCTCATGAGCCGCTCCCCGTGGCAACCGGGCACCGTGTACGGTGATCTGCTGAGTTTCAGCGGGGAATCCCTGACATCCGCAAGTGGGCTGGGCTTTGCACTGAGGTTCGCTAAATTCACTCGCATCGACCTTGCAGATTACAACATCACAGGCACGGATGCCGCTGTTGGAAATAGTGAAATCCTAAGTCTGGCTGGTGGCGCAAATGCCTCACCAAGCAAATCCAATGTGGTTACGAGTCTGGATGAGTTTTCAGATGGAGAGACTTTGGATGTGAATCTGCTCTTTGCCCGTCAGATGGTTGACGGTGATACGGTGGTCCCCAAGAAGATCCAGAGCATATGTGAAGCCCGCAAGGATTGTATTGGGTTTATCTCCCCCCCTGTCACCTCAAACAAGGTTTCTGATGTGGAGGAGTTCTTCAACACCGATCTGAATGTCAATAGCAGTTACTTGATATTCGATTCTGGTCCGCTGTATGCATACAACAAGTATTTTGACAAATACAACTATATTCAGGCAGCGGGTCATATGGCGGGGCTTTGCGCTCGCACCGATGACACCAATGACCCTTGGTTCTCTCCTGCTGGATATAATCGCGGGCAGCTTCTGGGGGTAACCAAGCTGAAGATTAACCCGAATCAGGCGCAACGGGATTCGCTCTACAAGAAACGAATTAACCCGATTGTCTCATTTCCGGGTCAGGGCATTCTGCTCTTTGGTGACAAGACCGCACAGAGCAAGCCCAGCGCATTTGATCGCATCAATGTTCGCAGGTTGTTCATGGTTCTGGAAAAGGCCATTGCAACTGCTGCCAAGTTTCAGCTCTTCGAACTGAACGATGAGTTCACCCGCGCCATGTTCCGCAATATGGTCGAGCCGTTCCTTCGTGATGTGAAGGGTCGTCGTGGTGTCACAGACTTTTTAGTGGTCTGTGATGAAACGAACAATACCGGGCAGGTTATTGACACTAACCGCTTTGTTGCTGACATCTATATCAAGCCTTCAAGGAGTATCAACTTCATTACCCTGAACTTCATTGCCACCCGGACGGGCGTTGAGTTTAGCGAAATTGCTGGTGGTCAGTCCTAATAAATAGCAAAGAGAAAGAAAACTACTATGGCAAATATTGACGATTTCAAAGCAAAGCTGGCGGGTGGGGGAGCAAGGCCAAACCTGTTCAAGGTTATATGTAACTTCCCTTCAGAGGCGAATGGCAACACTGAACTTGCGTCCTTTTTTATCAAGGGGGCGTCACTCCCTTCGAGTGTTATGGCTCCTATTGAGGTGCCTTTCCGGGGGCGCAAACTCAAGGTCGCTGGTGACAGAACCTTTGAGCCATGGACAATCACGGTGATCAATGATACCGGGTTCTTGACACGTAATGCATTCGAACGCTGGATGAACAGCATCAACCAGCATCTCTCAAATGTCGGTATCGCGAATCCAACAGATTACCAGACTGACATGTCTGTCCAGCAACTTGGCAAAGATGATGCCGTCCTCAAACAGATTGAGTTCCGGGGAGTGTTTCCCACGAACATCTCCCAGATTGAGTTGAACTATGATACCAACGATACCGTTGAAGAGTATACCGTGGAATTGCAGTATCAATATTGGGAAACGGCGGGCGTAACTTCCTAGTAACTGCCTGATTAAAGGTGGGCAGCAATATCGCCCCCTTTATTGTGTGTATACATACAATATGAACATATTTGGGTGGCAAATAAGCAAAAGGATTGAGGGAAAGAGTGGCAGCAAGAAGGATATCCCTGCTCTTGTTTCTGGTGATACTGATAATGATGCAATTGTAACCTCCGATGGCGGCGGGTATTATGGGCAATACATCGATCAAGGGGATGGCCGGATATCCAATGAAAACGATCAGATCCGCAAATACCGCTGGGCGGCATCACAGCCTGAAGTAGCCCAAGCGGTTAGTGATATCGTTGATCAGGCCATTGCAAGTGGGGAAGATAAAGCTCCCATATCGGTCATACTTACCCGCCTTGATCAGCCAGATGAAGTAAAAAAGGAGATCATCACTCAATTTGAGCATGTGGTCAAGCTTCTGAACTTCAACCAAAACGCGGCGGATATCTTCCGCTCATGGTATGTGGATGGAAGACTCTACTACCACCTGATGGTTGACCCCAAGAATACCAAACTCGGTATTCAAGAAATGCGTCAGGTTGATCCCACTACGATTCGTAAAGTCCGGGAGGTGACCACGAAAAGAGACCCGGATAGTAAGATTGAAACCCAAGTGGTTACAGCCGAGTATTATGTGTATGGGGATTATGATGCCAAAGGTGGAGGATCTCAAGCAGCCAATTCCGGGGTCAAGGTAGACAAAAATGCAATTGTATATTGCCCCTCGGGAGAAGTGGATGCGACTGGGAAAAGGACAATGTCCCACCTCCATAAGGCAATCAAGCCAATCAACCAACTCAGGATGCTTGAGGATGCTTTGGTGATTTACCGCATTTCCCGCGCACCCGAGAGGCGCATTTTTTACATTGATGTGGGCAATGTCCCTAAAGGCAAGGCGGAACAATATGTTCAGGGCATCATGTCCAAGTATCGCAATAAGTTGGTCTATGATGTGGCGACCGGGGACATTCGTGATGACCGAAATTCGATGTCCATGCTTGAGGACTTCTGGTTGCCTCGGCGCGAGGGGGGTCGTGGCACTGAAATCACCACACTTCCGGGGGGTGAGAATCTTGGTCAGATTGAAGATGTCGTCTTTTTCCAAAGGAAGCTTTACAAGGCATTGGATGTTCCGATTGGTCGCTTGGAGACTGATACTGCGTTTACGGTCGGTCGTGCCACGGAAATCAATCGTGAGGAAGTTCGATTTCAAAAATTTATTGAAAAACTTCGCAAAAAGTTCTCTCACCTGATCATGGAGACTCTCAAGGTCCAGCTTATCCTCAAGGGTGTGGTGACTGAGTCTGATTGGGCCGTTATCCGTGAGAACATTGTGATTGACTTTCTGGAGGACAATTATTTTGCGGAACTCAAGGAAATGGAGATTTTTCGTGAGCGTATGGAGATGATGCAACAACTGGATGAGTATGTGGGCAAATACTTCTCTCATGAATGGGTTCGGCGAACCATCCTGCGGCAGGACGATGCGACTATCAAAAGGATGCAGAAAGAGATTAAAGCGGAGAAGAAATCCGGGGAGATCGAGGATCTTGAAGGCGAAGACGAAGACACTTAAAAACTTGGAAAATTGAATTTGTATAAATAGAAGATATGAAAGAGATCACCGGATTCTTACAGTTTGTCGCAGAGGGCAATGAAGCGAAAGCCAAGGAGCATTTCGAAGCCGCCATGGCAGAGAAGGTTTCGAAAACACTGGATGCCCGCAAGGTGGCAGTGGCTCATAAGCACTTTAATGAGGAAACGCTTGAGGAGGCTGTTGTCACGCGAACTCTCAAAACCACCTTCAAATACAAATCGACCCCTGATGTTGTGGTCTCCAAGGTTCACTCGGGCAAAGACGAAAAGGACCTGACCAAGAATTACAAAAAGTGGGAGAAGCTCGCCTTGGATATCGCCGGAAAGAATGAGCATGGCGATAAGCCGATCAAGGTTGAGGTTGATGCTGTAAAGGAATCGGTAGATGCGTCTGCGGAATCGCTTGAGGAAAGAAACAAACATAGCAGGTACGATACAGATACGGGCAAGAGACTTGAGATTTACGCCAAGAAAAATGGTGGCATTGATAAGGCTGATATGCTCAAGGTCGCTAAGATGCTTCAGGCTGGGGATGATGATAAAGCTTGGGAGTATGCATCGACACTGGACACCCACCCGCGTGAGTACATCCTGAGCCTCATCGACTCCGATAGGTTGCGCCGTATGGGAGAGTCTACTTCTGGTGAATCGCTTGAGGAGGCTAAGGTAATTAAGGCAAAAGAGAAGGTCCCCTTTCAAAGCGGGCGGCTAAAATCAGAAGTTCCAGTGGGAGCGTCCTTGACCCCAGCTACAAATCTACCAGCCGACGCTGGAATTGATTTTTGGGCGACTTGGGACGGTATGACTGATGAAGAAGAAAGTTGGGAACGCAACTACGGTTTTGGAGTCACTGCTGCTGAAGCGGGGGTAAAGAACTGGAGAAAATAGGATATACCGTGAAACTCATAACAGAACATAACGATCAGGATCTTCGCACCACCATTACTGAGGGTAAGGGTGGGGTGAAAAACACTTTCATTGAGGGTGTTTTCATGCAAGCGAACAAGAAGAATCGCAATAATCGGATTTACGAGAAGACGATCCTTGAGAATGCGGTCAGACGGTATGTCAATGAGCAGGTAAGAAGCGGTCGGGCAGTGGGCGAATTGAACCACCCTAGTGGTCCTTCGATCAATCTCGATAAGGTTTCGCATCGCATCACAGAACTCAAGTGGATGGGTGATGATGTCGTGGGTAAGGCGCTGGTTCTTGATACACCGATGGGTAAGATTGTCAAGGGGCTTGTTGAGGGTGGCGTCAAACTAGGAGTTTCCAGTCGCGGTATGGGAACCGTCCAAACTAGGGACGGTGTAAGCCATGTGAACAAGGACTTTCTGCTCTCAACCATTGATATTGTCCAAGACCCATCGGCTCCTAATGCATTTGTCAATGGCATTATGGAATCCCATGAGTGGGTTATGGATGAGAGCGGTAATTACGTGGAGGTTCATTCCACATTGTCCGAGCAGACTCAAAGTCTCTTGGATGAATATAAGGCACTGCTGGAAAGCATTCGGGTATAATAACAAGGTATATTAAAATGGAAAATCGAAGTAATGTATCAAAAAAGATGGTCGAAGTGGCTCGCGAGATTATGGCGCATGACTCACCCACAGAGTCTGCGGAATCGCTTGAGGAGGCGAACTATAACGTGACGGGCGATCTGCTCCAGAATAAACAAAGCCCTCTCTACATTAGTCCCAAACTAACTAGGGAAATTACGAGCTGGACGCCTCGCGGCCACATCTTTGAATATTTGAAAGATAGGCTTGACGAGATTGAGTTGAACATGGAGCGGCGAGTGCATCCCGAGGACGAATAAAGCATTTAAGAATTTTTGATAATGGGTAAAGTGGCAGGTTTGGTTATGGGATTAATTGCAGAAAATAATACGAGACTGAGATCAATGGCAGAAGCTAAGGTTTCCTCTCAAAACTCAAATCAGAAGGAATAAACTACTATGCAAGACGAAGAAAAAATCGTGAGCGAAGAAGTTCTCCCCAACGATCCAGAGCTTGTTGAGGAAGAAGCTGCTGAAGTCGTTGAGGAAGGATCGAAGAAGGAAGAGAAAAAGACTCCCAAGGTCAAAGTTGACCACGAAGACGATGACGATGAAGGCGACGAAGACGAAGACGAGGACGAGGACGATGAGGAAAAGGAGGTTGAGGAAGAATCAGCCTACAAGGAAGACCTTGATGAACTCTGTGACCAGACCGATGGTCTCACTGAGAGATTCAAGGAAGAGTCCAAGATCATCTTCGAAGCCGCTTTCACCAAACGTCTACGTGAGGCAACAGAGAAATTGGAGTCTGATTACGAAATCCGATTGGCTGAAGAGACTGATGCTGTTCGTGAAAATCTCACTGAAAAAGTTGACGAGTATCTCTCGTTCGTTTCTGAGGAATGGGTCAAAGAGAACGAAGTCGCCATTGATAATGGTCTTCGCACTGAATTGACTGAGGACTTTATGTCCGCACTCAAGACCGTCTTTAGTGAGAACTACATTGAAGTTCCTGAATCCAAGCTTGATCTCTATGCAGAGGTTGAGGCGAAAGCCATCGACCTTGAGGAGAAATTGCAGGACCATGCCGATGCTAATGGTAAACTTCAAAAAGAAGTTGAGGCACTCTCTCGCGAGAAGATTATTGCCGAAGCTTCCGAAGACCTTGCCACCACGCAAAGTGTAAAACTGGCTTCTCTGGTTGAGGATATTGAATTCGTTGATACCGATACGTTCGCTAAGAAGGTTGGCGTTATCAGGGAATCCTACTTCTCAGGCAAGGAAACAGGAGAGGGAGAGGCAGATGTCGATAAGTCCTTTGAACAAATCGTTGAGACCAAGGAGATTGTTGATGGGGGATTTGATTCAGAGACTAAAGTATCAAACGCAATGCTAGCATACACCGATGCGTTCAAGCGCATTACAAAGTAACCGATAACCAAACACAAAAAAAAGATAAAGAAAATGTTTAATTCAGAAGAAAATATCAAAAAGTGGCAACCTTTGCTGGATCTGGAAGAAGCCGCTCCGATCACAGACTCGTATCGCCGTGCTGTTGTGGCACAATTGCTCGAAAACACGGAGCAAGAAGTTGCCAAGGAACACGCCGCGCAGAGTAACTTCCTCAGTGAGGATGCTGCTGCCGCTGCCTCCGGTGGTAATGTTCAGGGGGGTGCTGCATACAGTAATCCCGTTCTGGTCAGTCTGGTTCGCCGAGCGATGCCCCAGTTGGTCGCATATGACATCTGTGGTGTTCAGCCGATGACCGGTCCCACTGGACTCATCTTTGCGATGAAGGCTCGTTACAATGAGGACGACTCCTCAAGCACGACTACGGTCACCGATGGCGACACGGAAGCGTTGTTCGATGTTGCAGATCCTTACGTCAGTGGTGACGGCAGCACGGGCAAGGGTCTTGTTACGGCGAATGCTGAAGGCAAAATCCTTGCCAACATGGGCTTCACCCTTGAGAAATGCACGGTTACCGCCAAAACTCGCGCCCTGAAGGCCGAGTACACGATGGAACTCGCGCAGGACTTGAAGGCGATTCATGGTCTGGATGCCGAAGGCGAACTGGCTAACATTCTCTCCCAAGAGGTCGTCACGGAAATTAACCGTGAGATCATTACTGAGCTGAATACTGCCGCCAAACCGGGAGCACAGGATGCTGGTTTCTCGACGCAGGGCATCTTCGATCTGGCTATTGATGCCGATGGTCGTTGGGCTGTTGAGCGTTTCCAGTCGCTGTTGTTCCAGTTGGACATCGAGGCTAACGCCATCTTCACCCAGACTCGCCGGGGCAAGGGCAACATCGCTGTTGTTCACTCCGATGTCGCTTCCGCACTTGCCGCCACTGGCAAGCTGGACAGCACGGGTGTTGGCACCAACGTCACCTCTGACTACGGGCAAAGCACCATGGTCGGCATGGTTGGCAGCACGAAGGTCTTTGTTGACCCTTACGCTGATGCCGGTATCATCCTTCAGGGGTATCGCGGACCTTCGCCTTACGATGCTGGTTACTTCTACGCTCCGTATGTTCCGCTGACGATGGTCAAGGGCATGAGCGAGGAGGCTTTCCAGCCGCGCATCGCGTTCAAGACCCGTTATGGCACTGCCCACAACCCGCTTGTTGGGAATACCAATGGCGATGGCACGGTTGCCGCTGACACCAACCCGTACTACCGTCGTTGGGAGGTTGACAACATCAACACCAACCTCGGCTCCTAAGTTGGATAGCTGAAATACTCGCAAAGGGCGCCCTGAAAGGGGCGCCCTTTTTTGTGTGTATTGTCAATGGTTATTTACAGGGGTTCTTTCTTCACGTAGAATTTTTCGATCAGTTGCTTTTCGGTGACCTTGTTTCGCGCCGTTCGATCCGGTTGGAAGTGGAGCACCCTCCCGATACCAGATTTGAACCTCTTGGCCTTCCTGCTGCGAGCGATCTCCACAGGAGTGTCGCCATACGGGGACCACCCCTGCCCATTGGTTCCATCCGGTCCTAAGATCATTTCCTCCCCCGCGTTTTCAGGGTGGCGAGCATTTCAGGAGTGATTCTAACAAAGCTAGAGCTTCCGAATTCTTGGAAGTCTAAAAACGGGTTTATCCAGCTATTCGAAGTGTGCCCAGCGGGAGCGCAGAAATTGCGAGACTCACAGACGCAACCCGAAATGTGCCGCTTGAAGGGAAAGCTTTTACACTCTTGGAACTCTTCCCATAAGACTTCAACGACAAACCAGTCGCGAACACAAGTTAGTGATGGGGAATCTCCCACAAAGCGGAAGAAAACGGTGTCAGGGTGATTGGGGGGGTTTGGTGTTTCGTTTCTCATGACGGTGTTAGTATGGCAGAAAATTGAATTCGGTCAACACCCAAAACGATCTTTTTTTGAAATAATTCCCAGTTGGTATAAATACCAATATGGCGCGAGATACAACACTCACTTCAAATTTCAACCTCTTGTCACCAACTGGGTTTCGGCTATTGCTTGATAAAACCAAGTATGCCAACCTTGAATATTTTCTGACAACCTTCACCATACCGGATCTCACAATCGGGGAGGTTCCGACTTCATACCGAGGAAATGTTGGATACGTTCCGGGCGACCGGGCTGAATATGGCGCGATGAGCTGCCGCTTCATGATCGATGAGGACATGAAGAACTACATCGAGATTTATGACTGGGTTCAGAGCAATGTGGGCGGGAGTGGTGTCACGACTTCCGATATGATACTCACTGTGCTCACTAGCCACAACAACATCAACAAGCAGATCCAATTCATCAATGCGTTTCCAACCTCGCTTTCTGGGGTGGAATTTTCCACACAGGCGCAGGATGTCGAATATCTTCAGGCGGATGTGTCCTTCCGGTATGACCGGTTTGCGATTCTCTGAGGATACATACACGTATATGACCCTGAATGAAATTCTTGAAATGTGGGAAAAGGAATCCCAAATTGATGCGCTAAATCTGGACCGGGCGTCGATTGACTCGGCTAAACTTCATGCGAAATACCTCTCCATGCTCAGTATTGCAAAGTTGAAATTGAAAAAAATTCAACTTGACTTTGATGCATTGAAAAAATCGAAGTGGGAGTGGTTCAACGGTCGGATGACCAAAGATCAAATAGATGCGCTGGGCTGGAAATATGACCCATTTGGTGGTGCGGCGAAACCCAAGTTGAAGGAGAATATGGCCCTGTTTTATCGCACTGATGCAGATCTCTCAAAGATCAGTGCGCTGATTGAATATCAGACGGTCATCATCGATACGCTAGTGGACATCATGGACAATATCAAGTGGAGACCGACGAACATCAAAAATGTGATCGAATGGCGGAAATTTGTCTCAGGTGATTAGGATGATCACGGTAATCAAGAGGAACGAGGCTTTAGTGACACTTGATTGCGAGGACCAAGGGGTCCTCATGGAGATATCTGACCACTACACTTTTTTTGTTCCCGGCTACAAGTTCATGCCCGCGTTTCGGAATAAGTTCTGGGACGGCAAGATACGCCTTTTCAATTCCAGAAACCAGACACTGCCTCACGGTCTGGTAAAGAATCTCCAGCGATTCGCAGGGTCCCGTGGATACAAAATCAAGGCGGGTGATGGTATTTTTCCCGTTCCGCCGAATGACACGGTTCTGGCTGAATTCATTCGTAAACTGAAGATTCCCTTCCCGATTCGGGACTACCAGTTGACTGGGTGGCATCATGCATTGCGCAATCAGAGGGCAATATTGGTCTCTCCAACCGGCTCTGGGAAATCCCTGATCATCTACATGTTGATGCGATACTACTTTGACAACCACTCAAAGAAGGTTCTGATCATCGTCCCCACAACCTCATTGGTCGAGCAGCTCCACAAAGACTTCAAGGACTATTCCAAGGGAAATGGGTTCCCAGTGGATGATCATGTCCATCGAATCTACAGCGGGAAGGAGCGTGTGAATTTCAAAAGCCGGGTCGTGATCACCACTTGGCAATCTGCAATTCGCTGCCCTGCCGATTGGTTTTCACAATTCGGGATGGTAATCGGAGATGAGGCTCACACTTTCAAGGCCAAGTCCCTGAACACCATCATGGAGAGGCTTGAAAACGCTTCATATCGCATCGGGACCACTGGCACCCTTGATGGGACAAAGGTGCATGAATTGGTATTGACTGGTCATTTTGGGGATGCACTGAATGTCACTTCAACAAAGGAACTCATTGAAAACAAAACACTGGCAGACCTGTCCATACAATGTCTGGTTTTGAAATACTCCCCCGCAGTTCGAAAGAGTTTTGGGAAGAAAACGTATCAAGAGGAAATCGATTTTATTGTCACAAACCAGAGGCGACTCGCATTCACTCGCAATGTGGCATTGTCCCAGAAGGGAAACACTCTGGTCCTTTACAACCTTGTGGAAAAACACGGCAAGCCACTTTATGAAGCGATAAAGGCTGCTGCCAGTGATGAGGACCGAGAGGTGTATTTTGTCTCCGGGGCAGTCTCCGCTGACCAGAGGGAGCTGGTCCGAGAGCTGACAGAGAAGGACCACAATGCGATCATTGTTGCTTCTATGGGGACATTTTCCACAGGCATCAACATCAAAAACCTCCATAATATCATCTTTGCTGCGCCGACAAAGAGCCAGATCCGGGTCCTCCAGTCCATTGGGCGCGGCCTCAGACGACCTGAAGACGGTAAACCCACTACGGTTTACGATATTTCTGATGATCTGGGGTGGAAACGCCGGGTGAACTACACCAAGAATCATGCAATTGAGCGAGTGAAAATCTACGAATCTCAGGAATTCGACTTCAAGATTTTAGAGGTTCCCCTGAAAGACTGACCAGAAGAAGATGCCCTAGAGCAGACTAAATAATATCATGAATGATGAATTGTATGATGCTATGGATGCTCTGGATGGTCTCAATATCTGCGTTTACACCTTGGTGGATGGCTCCAAAGTGATCGGTGAGGAGATTGCTTGCGACCATGCCCAAGGTCTCGTCACGATGTATGGGGTGCTTGAATTTCGAGAAATAGGCCGAAAATCATGCCTTTGTCCATATGTCCTAGAAAATGTCGATGCGGAAATTGTCCTCAATGAACACAGCACAATGACACGAAGTGCGGCGTCAAAGTCTCTTAAAGAGAAATACTTCGCGGCACTGCTTACTCTCCACACCTTTCCCGAAAGCCCCATGAAATCGGCACACACCACAGATGATGATGATGACGATGATGACTCTTGGGAACTCAGTAGAAACTGAGTTTTTCAGACTCACCCATGACCATCAGTGACTTCTTTCCCACTCTCCTTGGGACACTTTATCACCTTTGGTAAAGCCCTGCGGGCTTGACTTCATCTTGGGTTTCTTGTGTTCCTTCTTGGCATCCTGTGTCCTCTTCTGGTCTCATGGGTCTCATGGGTCCTCTTCTGGTGGTCTCAATTAACCTTATGTCCTCTTGTCTCTGAACGTAAAGTAATGATACACGAAATGTCAAGTCGTGTCAACCCCCTCAGAGGGGTGTGTTGCAGTGATAAGAGTTGAGTTTAAACAAAAAATGTGGTATTCTAGGCAAAATGAAAAACTCTGAATCCACACACTACGTCAACAATGCGGAATTCTCCAATGCAGTGGTCGAGCATGTGAACCGTGTGTCCGCTGCCATGGCGGTACCAGAAACCCCTCCCCCGCTCACAGACTATATTGCCACATGTTTTTTCAAGATTGGTGAGGGTCTGAGCCACAAACCCAACTTCGCAGGGTATTCCTTCCGGGAAGACATGGTCATGGATGCAGTCCAGAACTGTATCAAAGTGGTGAAAAACTACAATGTCAACGCAGCTACCCGCACCGGGAACCCGAATGCCTTTGGGTATTTCACTCAAATTGCATACTATGCGTTTCTTCGCCGGATTGCCAAGGAGGAGAAATTTCAGGACATCAAGGATTTGTACATTCAACATGCTGGAATTGAAGCATTTGGAGATTTTAGCGCGGGGAATCAAGGAGACTCGATTATCGAAAGAGTCCGCATTCACACCAGCAAAGTTCGCCAGAGGGACAACAAACTCAAGGAGATTAACAAAAGGCGCAAAAAGAAACCGAAGAACGACGATGCACATGAAAACAGTCTTTACCGCGCAGTTGAGGGTTGAATTATGCAAAAAGAAACCTTGACTATTCTGATGTGCTGCCTCATAAAAGACGTATAAAGAACTTGACAAAAAAACATATCTAATGGAAATTTTAACATCTTCAATGGAAAAACGCTTGGCCTCGACTATCAGCGATTACCTTCGGCACGAAGCCCTTGACCGCACCTCGGTCATCATAGACACGGTGTCCACCCATTTGGTGGAACATGAGTTTATCTCCAATAATCCGAAATACAAATCCAAGGTTGAGGCAGCACTGCTGCTATTAATCGAGGTGTATCAAGGCATCGGAGAAGAGCATCTGGTATGAAGGTCGCCATTCTGAATGACACCCATTTCGGTGTAAAGAATGGGAGCGATGTGTTCCTCGATTACATGGAGAAGTTTTTCATGGGGGAATTCTTCCCGTATTGCGAGGAGAACTGCATAAAAACGATCCTTCACATCGGCGATTTCTTTGATAACCGCAAGCAAGTAAACATCAAAGTCATGAAAAGGTGCCGAGAGATGTTCCTAGACCAGCTTCATCTACACGGCATCACCATGCACATGATTCCGGGTAATCATGATATCTACTTTAAGAACACCAATGATGTCTGCTCCCTGACAGAACTGTTGGCACTACACGACAATATCAATATCTACATGAAGCCCACCATTCTGAATTTGGATGGGTTGGATGTTGCCCTTCTCCCGTGGATCACTCAAGACAATCATGAGGAATCCATGAAATTCATCCAGTCTGCCGCCGCTCCAATCCTGATGGGGCATCTTGAGCTGGCGGGGTTTCGATACCTCGGGAATGCTGACATCAAAAGCCATGGGATGAGCCATACGCTTTTTTCGCGGTATGAGATGGTCTTGAGCGGTCACTACCACACCCCAAGTGAGCGTGACAATGTGAAGTATCTGGGGACACAATACGAGTTGACATGGAGTGATGTTAATGATCGAAAGGGGTTCCATGTCTTGGACACACAGACCCGCGATGTCATCAAAGTGCAAAACCCTCACAGACTCTTTTTCAAGATGGGATACAACGATGCTAGCGACGACATCCCAGCGGTCTGTGAGGTCACTCCAGCGATTCGGGGGGGCTTTGTCAGGGTCATTGTGTCCAGCAAGAATGACCCTGAAGAGTTTGAGAAATTCATAAATATGGTGCAGTCGCATGAGCCATTTGAATTTAAAATCGTGGAGAGCTTTGAAGACTTTGCGGGTGATTCCGTATCGGATGATGATATCTCATCACTCGATGACACTTCCGCACTCATCAACTCCTATGTGGATGCAATTAAAACGGATCTCGATGCGGAGAGGCTCAAGGCTGAAATGCAAACTGTGCTTTCAGAGGCACAGAACCTTGATGCCGCATAATGATTAAGTTTAAGCACATCGAATTTCGCAACTTCCTTTCGACCGGAGATACTCCAACAAGGATCGATCTGGCATCCGCCCGGACAACTCTTGTGGTTGGCAGTAATGGTTCTGGCAAATCTACGATGTTGGATGCAATGAGCTTCGCGCTCTTCGGGAAGCCCCACCGGAACATTACCAAATCCCAGATCCCGAATACCATCAATCAAAAAGACTGTGTAGTTGAAATCGAATTTTCAATTGAAAATTCGGTATACAATATTCGGCGTGGGATCAACCCCAACCTTTTTGAAATCCGGTTGAATGGGAATCTCCTGAATCAGGAGTCTCATAGTCGGGACTATCAGAAGATGCTGGAAACCAACATCCTGAAGCTGAACCACAAGTCGTTTCGGCAGGTGGTGGTTCTGGGGTCAAGCAACTTCATTCCATTCATGCAGTTGGCGGCGGCTGCTAGAAGAGAAGTGATCGAAGACCTTTTGGATATCAGGGTCTTCGCGAAGATGAGCGCTCTTGTTAAAGAGCATCAGATCAAATTGCGTGATGGTATTCGGGACATCGACTCCTCCCTTGTATCACTCAAGGATCGGATCACCCTCCAGACGAGGCACATCAAGCAACTCCGTGAACTCGATGGCCAGAAAATCGCAGAGACTCGGGTTGAGATCGATGAGCTGGGCGCGGAGTCCAAGAAATTTAATGATGCCTCATTGAAACTGTTGGAGGATCATGACGCTAACCGCGAGAGAGTCTCCAAGGAATTTAAGAAGCTTCGGGATGATGCGACGATGCTTACCACGGCTAAACTGGAGGCGAGCCACAAACTTAGCGAGCTGGCAAAGCAGGGTAAAATATACCAAGACGAGTCTGCATGTCCGACATGTGAACAAAAGATTGATGAGGAATTCAAAAAGAGGCGATTTCAGGAACTTCAGGTGTCCGCAGATAAACTGAAGGGCGCTCTCGATTTCGCCAACGACATGTTGAGCAAAAACAAGGAGCAGATGCAGATTGTGGAGGCTTCATGGGGCGAGCTGATAGATCAGAAACGGCAGGGCGATATTTTCGATCTTAGGCGTCAGGGAATTGAAAAGCAAATTGCAAAACTTTCAGAAAAACTTCAGATCTCTCAGAAGGGGGACTTTAGTAAAGGGGAAGCTGAACTTGCGATAATGGTAAATGATGCGGATGAACTCACCCGTAAGCGCAGCAAGACCGTGGAGGACCGGACCTACAATGAGGCGATATCTGAAATGCTAAAAGACACCGGGATCAAGACTAAGGTGATTCGCCAATATCTCCCGGTGATGAATCGCCTCATCAACACATATCTCGATGTTTTTGACCTCTTTGTGGCATTTCATTTAGATGATGCGCTCAACGAGACCCTTCGTTCGCGGCACCGTGACAAGTTTACATACCCCTCATTCAGTGAGGGGGAGAAAGCCCGCATCGACCTCGCCTTACTCTTTGCATGGAGGGAGGTGGCCAGAATGAGAAACAGCGTAAACACCAACCTGCTGGTCCTTGATGAGGTCTTCGACTCTTCCTTGGATGTTGAGGGTGCAGAGAGTCTCCAAAAGATCCTCAGAACACTGGATGAGGATACTCGGGTAGTCGTGATAACGCATAAGACTGATGTGCTGGAGGGCGAGTTTGAGAGAAAAATTGAGTTCAGAAAGCCTAATAACTTTAGTCAGATGTGCGTAAGCTGTTGATGGGCAACAGGTTCGACTGAAACGTAAAAAAAACACCAGAAAAGTCGCTTTTGGTGTTGACGGATGTGCGGATTCTGTCATGATCATGTCGTGATGATTAAGAATTCAAAAACCCAACTGGCGCGACTCCTCGCCAAAGAAAACATCTCCGTGCGGCTAGGCAATTGCCAGACCGCTTATTTCGATACCAAGTCCCGCGTTCTCGGACTTCCTCAGTGGGATTTTGAGAACGAAGATCTCCTTGATTATATGATTGGTCATGAGGTTTCTCATGCCCACCATACATCTACGGATATAATCGAACGGTGGAACGCTGAAATTGGCGCGAAATACTTCGATGCCTTCAACATCGTCGAGGATATTAGAATTGAGAGATTAATTCAGGAGATGTTTCCGGGTTTAATTCGGGTATTTTATGCCGGTCGTCTTGCGCTTCTTGAGTCGGGCATCTTCAAATTGGATGAAAAGCCTATCGATAAACGCCTGTTTATCGATAGGCTCAATCTCTTTGCCAAGATTGGGATGCATATCGATGTCCCTTTAAGTTCTGATGAAAAAGCCTTTTATGACCGTTGTTTTTCTGCTGAAACGGAAGAGGAGGTTTTCGACCTTGCAAAGGAGTTGATCAAAAAAATTGAAGATGAACAAATGAGCGACCCTGATAAAGGTGAAGAATCCGGTGAAGAATCCGGTGAAGAATCCGGTGAAGAATCCGGTGAAGAATCCGGTGAAGAATCCGGTGAAGAATCCGGTGAAGAATCCGGTGAAG